ACTTTATTAATTTCTATTTTAAATGCTGCAAAACGTTATCAAGATACTTTTCAATATAAACACCCATTAGTAATCAATACTTTGTGGATAAATATTAATAAAGAAAAGGATTATAACTTAGAGCATAACCATCCTAATAGTGTGATATCCGGTGTATATTATGTAAAAGCCCACAAAGATAGTGGTGACTTAGTATTGTCTCACCCCGCATCCATAGCTATGGAGTACGATTGGTCTGGAAGAAACTTAAAAAAATACAATAAATATAATAGTCCAATGTGGAAAATACCTCCTATAGAAAATAGACTGCTTTTATTTCCTAGTTGGTTACTTCATAGTGTAAGACCTAATTTAAATAAAAATAAAAACAGGATATCTATTTCTTTTAATTTATGCATATGATTAATAATATTTTTCCAACACCTATCTATACAACAAAAATAGATAGAAAATTTACAAAACAAGAATTAAAATTTGTAAATGAACAAAAAAAACATTGTATGAGTAACACAGGCAATATTAATACTAAAGATAACTATGTATTAAACAGAAAAGAATTTAAAAATATAAAAAAGTTTTTAGATAAACATTGCAAAAATTATTTAAATACTATCGTATGTCCAAAAAATAATATAAATCTTTATATAACTCAATCGTGGTTAAATTACACTGAAGCTAATCAATATCATCATAAACACGCACATCCTAATTCTATTATATCAGGTGTATTTTATTTTGATTCAGATATAAAAAATGATAAAATACTTTTTAGTAGTAGTAAGGGTTATGAACAAATTAAACCTATAATAGATGAAACAAAATATAATATATGGAACTCTGAAACTTGGTTTTTTCCTGTAGAAACAGGTAATTTATTTATGTTTCCGTCATCAACTAATCATCAAGTAGAAACCAAACAGGGAACTAATACAAGAATAAGTCTAGCTTTTAATACTTTTTACAAAGGAACTGTAGGATCAAATAAAGCCTTAACAGAGTTGATACTTTAAATTTATAGTGATATACCCCTATGATGGAGACAGTAATCCACCATACCTACTGTCTCCTTTATAAGGATTATATATGTTACAAAAATTAGGTTTTTTACCAGGATTCAACAAACAAGTTACATCAACAGGTGCCGAGTCACAATGGACCGGTGGTACTAATGTACGCTTTAGATATGGTACACCTGAAAAAATAGGTGGTTGGAATCAATTAGGTGATAGTAAACTTACTGGCGCGGCTAGAGGGTTACATCACATGGTTAATAAAACAGGTATTAAATATGCTATTATTGGAACTAATAGAATTTTATACGCATACTCAGGAGAAGTTTTCTACGACATACATCCTTTAGTTAATCCATTAGGTACAGCTATCACTAGTGCGTTTAGCACGACTAACGGATCACCGACCGTAACCCTTACATTTGGTGGTGCACATACTTTTCAAGAGGGAGACATTATTTTATTTGGTGAAGCATCTACATTTAGTGCAATTACTAACTCTAATTTTACTGCCACAGATTTTGCTGATAAAAAATTTATGGTAACTTCTGTTGTAAGTTCAACAGCTATAACTATTACAATGCCTGGTAATGAAACAGGATCCGGTGCTACTACTTCTGGAGGCATAACTTTTTTTCAATACTATCACGTAGGTCCAGCAGAACAAGTTGGGGTTTTTGGATGGGGTATATCTCAATTTGGTGGAACATCAACAGCTCCTCAAACAACTACATTAAATGGAGCGTTATCTGCTAACTCAGCAGGGACAGGTGGAACCGGAACTAATATTATTTTAACATCTGTGTTAAATTTTCCAACAACGGGAACTAATTTTATACAAGTAGGTACAGAAGAAATTTCTTATACAGGAGTAAATACAGCGACAAATACTTTAACAGGAATAACTAGAAACGTTAGGGGGACAGCAAATGCTCTTCACAACACAGGAGCTACAGTTACAAACTATAGTGATTTTTCTGGTTGGGGTCAATCATCAGCTGACACAGATACTGTAGCTGAACCCGGTCTATGGGCCTTGGACAATTTAGGTAGTACATTGATTGCTTTAATTTTTAATGGTGAATGTTTTGAATGGGATTCTAATTTAACTAACGCCACAGGTACAAGAGCTACAATTATATCTGGTGCACCAACAGCGTCCCGTGATATGTTAGTCTCTACTCCCGATCGTCACTTAGTATTTTTTGGAACTGAAACAACTATTGGAGATAAAACTACACAGGACGATATGTTTATAAGATTTTCATCTCAAGAAGATATAAATGATTATCAACCTACAGCAACCAACAGTGCCGGTACACAAAGACTGGCCGCCGGATCACGGATCATTGGTGCTAAACTTGGTAGAAATGCAATTTATGTGTGGAGTGACACATCTTTATTTACTATGCGATTTGTTGGAACTCCTTTTACGTTTGCTTATGAACAGGTTGGAACTAACTGTGGATTAATTGGTAAGAATGCAGCCGTTGAAGTTGACGGTGCTGCTTACTGGATGTCTGATAATGGTTTCTTTAGGTACACGGGTAAACTAGAATCTATGGATTGCTTGGTTGAGGATTATGTTTATGATGATCTTAACACAACATCTAATCAATTTATTTATTGTGGTATTAATAACTTGTTTGGAGAAATTACTTGGTTCTACCCTACAGCAGATTCAAACGTTAACACTAGGTCAGTTACTTATAGTTATTTAGATTCAACAGCTAAACGTCCTATATGGTTTACAAACGATAGCACGTTATTTACTAGAACAACTTGGCAAGATTCTGCAGTATTTGGTTTACCACATGCAACACAATATGATGCAGGTACGGATGTATCTTTTGATGTTGAAGGTAATACAGATGGAATTAGTTATTACTATGAACACGAAACTGGAGTTAATCAAATAAGGTTGGGTGTTACTACAGCTATTCCAGCAGACATTACTTCAGGTGATTATGACATTACACAAAAAGTTGTAAGAGGTGCGGCTACTAACATGGCTGACCTTAGAGGTGATGGTGAAAATATTATGAGAGTAAGTAGAATTATTCCAGATTTTATTAATCAAAATGGAAACACAATTATACAATTAGATTTAAGAAATTATCCTAGTGACGCTGCAGCTAGTTCATCACTTGGACCATTTACTGTTTCATCAAGCACTACAAAAGTAGACACACGTGCAAGAGCTAGATCAATAGCACTAACTATATCTAATACAGCAGTAGACACTAGTTGGAAACTAGGTACTTTTAGATTAGATATACAAGCAGGTGGAAGAAGATAATGGCAAAAATAGTACAAACATTAACAAGAGCAAGTGACGAGTACGAACCAGATATTGCTCAGTCCCTAGTTAGAGATTTAGATAGTGTGTTAGAGAAATTAAACACAACGTTTCAAGAAGAATTAAAACAGGAGATAGAGGCTAGAAGTCTCTTTTTAGATTAATGGCAGTAGTAAACCAATATAAATTTAAAGGTATAGAAAATAGTACAAGTGGTAGTGCACTTACACCATTAGGCACTGATAACCCTTTGATCAGTGAGACTTATATTATAAAATCAATATTAGTTACATCTGCAGGTACACCAACGGTTACAGTTCTCAACAACAGTATTACAGCTATTAAATCTGTAGCATTAACAGCTAATCAAACAAAAGAATTATTAACACAACCATTGATAATTGAAGGCGGTACATCTTTTACAGTGCAATCAAGCACAACAGACTCGTTTGATGTAGCTATCAGTTATTTAAATATAAAGAAAGAGGTAACAACATAATGAGTAATCAAGTAATAGAACTAACACCAGAGAAGATAATAACTACTATTAAAAACAAGAAAACAGGAGAGGTTTACGAAACAGAAGAAGCTCTAAAAGCATCTGGAATACCTGAAGAAGACATTCAAAGAGACGTAACTGTTATAATGCCAGCTCTTGATTTAACAGGAAAAACAAAGTAAACTAACAAACTCAGGAGAAAAATATTATGATGGAAGACAAAATTTCAATGAACGAATCCATACAAACTGGAGCACCAGACATTAACTATAAACAAGGTGATGTTATGATGGGTGGCGGCGAAGATCAA